TAAGCATGATAGCCGGGCATATCGGCGAGTAAGGGGAGGGCGAGCCTCGTCATTTCCTTACAAGCTGGTTGATAGCCTAGGTCTCAAGAAACCATCACCAATACAGATACCTTCATACTAACTAACATAGCTTAGCATAATGATATCTCGCGTTAGGAGTCTCTCCATCATACGCTTCCTCTCATCCCCCACTTAACACCATATAGGCGCGTCCGCTGGTAGCTCCGTGGCCGGCGACCCCCAATCTTGGGCGGTGACCGGGTGACGGAATTCCCAGACTATCGAACGAACATAGGGATACTCAGTCGCACTCTAATAGAGAGGCGTGACTCCTCCTGTAGAATCTCTTCTATCTCCCTAATCTCCCGTTCCTCGGCCTTTGGAGTATCCTAGCATCGTTGCTAGTAACTTTGTTCCCAGGGCTCCGAGGGTTTGCTCGATTAGGAGCGGGGACAGTTCCCCCGTGGTTGTTTAGACCTTTTGTTTCTTCGAGTATTTAGGAATTAGAGAGAGGACTGACGGGGTCTACCAGTTCGACTCGGTAGTGTACCATTACACGGCCCAGAGCAGTTGACACTGCACTGGACTGGTAACCGAACACTCCCCAGCCGGCCACGGATAGATTCGCCACGGTGCTCGCAGGTGGATTCACCTGAGAGTAGTACCATGGTTGAGCAGCCTTCGACTTATCGTACATCACTAGGGCACTCGGGGACCAAACGGGGCATCTCTGGTTTCCGGCAATTTGCAGGATTCTAGAAATGCTTAGGCCGCTTGTTTCGCTGTCATTCTCATCGTAAACGAAGGCGTGAGCGATCTCTCCTCCGATAGTCGTAGCACACACGGGTTCATACCTGAGTGACATAGATAGGACTCTATATTTAGAATATAGCGCACCCACCTGAGTCAACCAGGGAAGACTCGCGGATCGCACGTGCAGAGGAATTGAGAGGACGAGTTCGCCCCCTGAAGTTCCACTGCTCGTGAGAAGCGCAAGGCTCTCCGAGTTCTCTACGATAGTTCCCCTAGGTGTAGACACTATCTTAGGCCTAGCCACCCGTTGAGGGTTACCGAAAGCAGCCGGAACGGAACCCGTGACATAGTCAAGGATCCCGCCCCTCCGCTGACGAGTAACCGTCGTCTTCTTCTTCTTCTTCATACTCTCCACCTTTCTTGTCCTGGTATCCATTTGTTATGTAGTTTGTTCCACACGAAAGTGCGGGACCTTTGCGTTGGGGTTCGGGGCCTTCAGGTCTCTGATCTCACCGTACTGGTTAGGCTCCACGAAACAACAAATGAATATCATCTAGTCCGACATATCCCTTATCCCGGTAGGTCCACTCGGAGTGCCAATACTGCACAGAGTGGGAGTAGCAGTTGTCGAGGACGGAATTGAGTGCCTCTCCGCCCAGTGGTTGATTAAACCCTGTGCGAAGAAGGAACTTATTCCATCTCCGAGCGCCGAAGATAACGGCCTTCTGTAGGGAAGTTGGTTTTACCAACCACCTACGAAGGGTCATTACCTTCTCCGCAAAACCGCCTCCCCTCTGATATGGATCCGGGAACACATTTTCAGGCGGACCGACATTGTCGTGGTGGGTTACTCCAAAAGAGTAGTCCGCCCCGACCGTGTTGATCCAGCTCGTTAACTTGTCGTGAAAGACTGTCTGAATACGTGAGTAATCAGACATGACTCCTTCACGGAAAGAGAACTTGCCCTGACGATGTGCCTCCATCCACATTCGCTCCCTCCTAGTGAACTGGTAGCCAGTAGGAACTCTTCCCCCTAGACATCCTAGCTCGCGCGGGCCGACTAGCGGACCAGGAAAGTTAGCCAGCATGGGGTAACGCTTCGCAAAGATAGTCCTCCCAACCTTCCACATGGAAGGAGGGAGTGTTTTCTCAAAAGCGTTCCACATCGCTCCGTACTGGTCCCATGGAAGGACCTGAACCCCGGTCTCCCTGTCTACCAGTTCATACTGATAGCCAAGGAGCCCGAGATTCGGGACCTTCATGGGCATCCAGCGATGCTCTGTCTTCGACCACGTGAAGAAGCGTGAGTTGATGAGGGCAAGGTCCCTTGTGTAATAGTTCTTCCCTAGGGAGAACTTCAAAC